GAAGCCTTAGCTTCCCACACTCAAAAGATAGTAGAGATGTGCGAGGGAATGAAAGTTGAATCAGACAACATGAAGCACGACCTACATTGTAAATGTGATTTTGAGAAGAATACTATCATAGACGACATCATTAAGGGGATTAAGTCATTACAGAAACAGAGTGTTACCTTTTGCCATTCCTGCAATTGTGTAACGCATACTGTTGAGGGAAAGTGTGGGAAATGTGGGGTACCAAAACAAAGTGTTGATGAGAGGTTATATAAATTATCAAAGATATTACTATAAAAAAGATGATAGGAATAATACTTTTAATTTCTGCTATTTCTATATTGGCTATAGATTTTGCAGCTGATTTTATCAAAAATCAAGTTGCTGCGATTATTGCTATTGCAATTATTGTTGCGTTATTTTTAGGAGTTTATTTGTTATCTATATGACCACAAAAACTATGGAGGAGATAGGATAAGTAGTTAGCCTTTCCCCTCTAAATCATTATGTAGTAGTAGTGTTGGAGGGGGAAGGATACCTATTGATAGGGTGTTATAGTGGATAGACAAAGCCGTTACAGCGAAAGCTGGAAATAGTAAGTGACAAGAGGGGTTTCCCACGACTCACATCTATTTCGGTACAGCTCACTCGCCACTATAGCACCATGTCAGTAAGTAGCAATTATAATTATCATATTGTTATCAGTTCGTTTCTATAACATATGCCGACAAAAGAAGAATATATTAAAAACCTTCTCAGTAAGAATCCTGAAGATATGGACCGGAAAGAACTTGAAGAAGCCTATATTCAGATAGTCTGTTTCACTGCAGGACTTATCTATGGGATCAATATGACAAAGGATGAAGTATTAAAACTCATTAAAGGATTATGACGATAATAACATTGTATCCGATAACACCTATCGGAAAACCGAGAATGGTCCGATCAGACATTTGGTCCGGTAGGAAAGCGGTTGCGGACTATTGGGCATATAAGGATGCGCTCAACATATTAGCGAAGAAGAATAAGTTTGTATTAAAGAATACCCTTGATATCATTTTTTATCTTCCTATGCCGGAGTATTGGTCCAAAAGAAAGAAGGAACAGAAGTATGCAAAACCTCATGATCAGAAACCGGACCTAGACAATTTGGTGAAAGCATTTATAGATTGTCTTAGGACTGATGATAGTGAAATATATCATGTGAATATGAGAAAGTATTGGTCCAAAAAGGGAAGAATTGAAATCTTTGAATAAAAATGCTCTAGCCTCAATAACTATATCAAACTATATCATCACCCCTTCGTAGAATGCCCTAGAAGGCTCCTCAAATTCTTTCAACGTACCTTTCATCCTTTAACTTTACCACTTGCATTGTAATAACTACTTATGATACGATGAAAGACAATATGTATGTGTATGAGATAAATGCTCTACAAACAAACATAATGTTATTCATTAAAGGATGGGCTAATACCAAAAAGACACCGATACCACAGAAAGAAATAATACATTACATGACAGCGCATGGGACCAAAAGCTTTACAGTACTCAATGCAATAAACGCGCTTCTGTTTAAAGGCTTCATCCGGAGAGCAGTAACAGAATATCAGAACAAAAGCTTTTATGTGATGATCCGGAATATATAATAGTTGCCAAACTCCCCATAAGGGACCGGCTACAAAACTATGGCTACTTATAATACTAAGGCTACATTGAAACAGAAAACTGCATTAAAGAAGATGGTTGAAAATGGTGGAAACATATCAAAAGCGATGCGCGATGCAGGTTATTCAAAGCAAACTGCCAAGAATCCAAGTAAACTTACTAAATCAAAATCATGGCAACAACTCATGGATGAATTCCTTCCTGATGCAAAGATAATAAAAGTTATACAGGAGGGACTTGAAGCGAATAGGACTATATCAGCTACAGTAGTAGTCAAATCAGATGATCCAAAGGTAAGGACCAAACAGGCTACAGCAAGGGATGTGGACTTTATTGACGTTCCGGACCATGCTACACGACATAAGTTCGTGGAGACTGCGGTAAAGATTAAGAACAAACTCCCGGCTACTAAAACAGACATAACAACAGATGGGCTTCCTATTGAGGTTGTCAGTTATAGAAAGAAAGATAATGGATGAGAGACGGTCCATCCCTTATCATTTTGAGCCAAGAGATTATCAACTTCCCTTCATTGAAGCAGTAGAAGCTGCATATGCCGGAGAAAGTCAGGTGAGATACTTCCTTCAGATATGGCATAGACGGTCCGGAAAGGATAAGACGAATATAGCAGTCAATGTTCCAAAGAGACTCATTCAGGATCCATGCCTCGTCAAGTTCGTATATCCAACTCTCGTTATGGGACGTGAAAACTTATGGGATGGTATTGGAGGGGATGGATTCAGATATATAGAACATATACCTCGCTTTATCAGGTTAGGACAGCCTAATGAGACATCAATGAAGATGCAGGTACGGAACTATGAGTTCAAATCGGAAGAAAAGAATAACTCACTGTTTCAAATAGGAGGAAGCGATAAGCCTGATTCACTTCGCGGTGGCAATCCAAAGCTTGCCGTATTCTCTGAATGGTCCGAACAGGATCCGTATGCATGGGATGTTGTTGAGCCTATCTTAAAGGAGAATGATGGGATAGCCATATTCAACATGACTCCGAAAGGAGACAATCATGCGAGAGGAATGTATGAATACGCAAAGAATAATCCGAAGTGGTATGTTCAGATATTGACTGCAGAGGATACAAAGATATGGACTCCACAAGAACTTGATGGCATCCGGCTTGATATCGTAAAGCGGTTCAGTGCGAATGGGAGAAGCGAAAGCGAAGCATTGGCATACTTTGATCAAGAGTATATGTGTTCATTCAAGTCTCCGGTTATTGGTTCATTCTATGGTGAGTCTATCCGGAGGGCAGAGAATGATAAGAGGATAACGAAGGTTCCGTATATGGAGGGAGTAGCGGTTGATACTTACTGGGATCTTGGTATGGATGACTCAATGACCATATGGTTTTGTCAGGATGTAGGCATGGAACATCATTTCATTGACTATTATGAGAACTCAGGAGAAGGACTAGCTCATTATATTAAGGTATTACAGGATAAGAAGTACTTATATAGTAGGCATTTTGCTCCTCATGATATAGCGGTCCGGGAACTGGGGACCGGAAAGAGTAGGTTAGAGGCAGCACATAGCATGGGTATACGCTTTGAGATAGCTCCTAAGCTTGAGGTTGATGATGGGATAAACGCAGCGCGCATCGTATTCTCCCGGTGTTACTTTGATAGTGAGAAGTGCCATAGAGGACTTAACTGCTTAAGGAACTATAAGAAGGACTGGGATGAGAAGAATAAGATATTCCGTTCATTCCCTAAGCATGACTGGGCTTCACATGGAGCTGATGCATTCCGGACTTTTGCAGTAGGTCAGAAGAAGAAAGCGACATATAGGATTCAGACTGATTTTGGTGGAGTGAAGCCACTTATTCCCGGTACTATCATTTAGTGTTGAACATAAATAGTTTGTTTCTTTAATATATAGACGTATGGATACAACTAACAATACTACTCCGACTGTCCTTGATCCTAAGATGCAGATGCTTATCAGGAATAAGGAAGGCGGTTATAACTTCAGATTCAGACGTTCACAACTTTGGACTGAAAACTATGAACTATATCGGGATGTGATTCAGACGAATAGGCTTACACAGCGACAATCAGTCCATATACCTTTGATGAAGATGGAGCTTCGTACACTTCTTAAGGACCTAGATGACATGCCTTCCATATACTTTGAGAATCTAGACAGTGATAAGCAGAAGGAAGTATTCCTGAATGAATACTGGAAATATACGACTGATGAGAACAACATTGAGATTAAGGATATAGTGGATACAAAACAGCAATTCTTCTTTGGAAGGTCTTTTGATCAGATGCAGATAATTGACGGTCTTATCCGCTTCACTATTATTGATCCGGAAGATATCCTTGTCTCTCGGTATACCGATCCCACTGACATTGATACAGCGCGCTTTCTCATTCATACACATATCTTTGTACCTTTGACAGTACTTGAGAATACACCTGAATATGACCAAGAGAAGATTAAGGACCTGAAGCTTTGGTATGGAAGTACGATGGGACTTATAAAACAGCAACAGAATAAACTTGAGTTTGATGAGAAGCAGAAGAGACTTGCAGATTTAGGTATATTGGATGCGTATGCTCCGGTCTTAGGAGAAACGTATGTAGAACTATCTCTCCACTTTTGCTATCAGAGGAATCCTGCAACGAAGGAAGAGGAACTCTATGAATTTGTTGAAGCTGAGAATAGAAGCATATTACTTGAGAAAACTCAGGAATCTATAATCGGTAAGACTGCTGATCATTACTGGAGGAATCACTTCGCATATAACTCATGGGCTGATGATATTGAGATGCAGGACTTTTGGAATGATGGACCTGCTGATATCATACGACCTGCAAATCAGATACTTGATGTATGGTTCTCTCAATTAGTTGAGAATAGAACCTTGCGGTCCTTTGGTATGCACTTCTTTAACAGCAATCTTGAAGGATATACTCCTCAGACATGGCAACCTATCCCATTTGGAGCATATGGTATACCTATTCCGACTAATGGAGATATAAGACAGCATATTCAGAAAATAGAGATTCCGGACCTTACTGAGTCAATAGATGAGATGAAATATGTTCAGGAGATGACTGAACGTGCTACAGGCGCACTTGCGAATCAACAGGGTGCGCTCCCGGATAGACAGGTAACGCTTGGTGCGGTTCAGATCGCACTTGGTGAAGCTAAGGAAAGAGCAAGAGGGACTGCAAAGTTCAAAGTCAAGGTCTGGGAACAAAGAGCAAAGAAATTTCTGAAGTTCATAGAAGCTGCTCCTGATAAACTTGATGCAGTGAAGATATTTAAGAAGGGAAGGAATACTGATGCTATATACAATAAGACGATAGGTCCTAATGACTGGAAAAGTGAACTTGGATATCGCGTCAAGATTTGGAGTCAGAACGATAAGTATTCAAATGACACGAAAACACTTGAGAAGATGAATGCTGCTATGGCTAACATTCCCGGAAATCCAGTACTCACTGAAGAGTTCAGAAAGAAGATACTTGAGTTTGCGGATATATCCCCTGAGAAGGTAGTTGAGATATTGGATTTTGAGAAGAATAAGGCACAAATGCCACAAATAGGTCCGGATGGTCAACCTATACCTACTTCGGGAGGAGGGATAAATCCTCCTGCACCTGCACAGCCTCCGGTATTACCAGTTAAACCGGCTACAGCTCCACAGATGGGAGCAGTATAATATGTATAACGAAATACTTAGGAAATATGGACTGAAGTTTGAGGACCTTAATGCAGTAGAACGTGAGACTCTAAACACGATGTTACAGTCCATACAGAAGAATGAGGTAACTATAGACAAGATTAAGCAATACATCGCGCTCATGAAGGATGCAGTATCTCAGGAGCTTGAGGATGAACCTGAGTATATCCGGATACTCTTATTTAAATTTGAGAATAAGAAACAAGTATTCCTTAAGGCACGACTTCGCAACTATCGTCTCTTATATTCTATGCTTGAGACACCTGAACGCGCAAAGAAAGCATTACATGAAGCATTAACTAACATTCAACCTAAATAATTGGGAAATAAGAAGATGAGAGCAGCACATAAGAAAGCGATGAAATTTGCTTGACAGTAGATAGACTTATTCATTATTATATGTACGATATGAATACAGAAGCACAACAACTATTGAACTCAATCCTTCAGAAACAGCTTCAGGACTTGACGGATGATGATAAGAGATTCCTCCGGGCAAGACAGAGCTATTTGAATCCAATTCAATTACAGACATATAAGGATTTCCTTGTTGTCAGTAAAGATTATTCAGAAATAAGACTACAGGTTAGTTATTCGGACCTTCTGAAACAAGCTAAAGAGATGGGATACAAAGGTCCTAAGATGAAATTTGGTGAACTGTCCGCTTGGATTGATCAACATAAGTGAACTCTTTTATAATTTATTACCAAACTCCCCACAAGGGAACGGAAAAAAGATATGACAAAACGTGCTAGTAAGGAAGAACTTGAATCTAAATTAAAAACTACCATTGAAGAAGCAGAAACACTTCCCGACACACCAGTTGAGGAAGAGGAAACTTCGGAGACCTTGCCTGAATCTCCTGCTCCAAAAGAGCCAGTTCCTTCAAAGGAGGCGGAAACTGAACAACCGACTCCGGCTGCAAATCTATCAGAACAAATTCCGGAGATTCCTGAAGAGGATCCTGATGTTGAGCAAAGGAAAAAACTCTTAGCTTCACAACAGGAGGGAATAGTACTCCATTCAAAGATAAAGGCAGTATCAAAGGCAGTGAAAGATGCGGTGAACTCTCCTGAACCGACTGAGGAAGAACTCAAAACAAAGTATCCGGACTGGGATATGATGACTTCAACTGAACAGACTCTTGCTAAAGACAACATGAAGAACAGCAGAGTGATAAGTAATCTCATTCAGGTTACGAAGGAAAGCGAGGATGTTGAAGCATGGAATGCAAAGGTTACCGGCTTTGTTGAGAATCCTGAGACACTTGTGAATATCCCGGAGCTTGATGGGAAGCAGGATGAGTTCAAATTATTCGCAAGCAAGACTACCCGGAGGAACATTCCCTTTGAGGACCTTGTTGCTGCATTCCTTTATGATGAAAGCAAGAAAGTAAAGAAAAATAAAGGTAAGATGTTTGAGAGACCAACTGCAGGACCTTCATCTACACCTAAACCTAAATCAGATAAGATAACAGTAGAGGAAGCCCGGACTTTGCGTACTCATAACTACAAAGAGTATCGCAGATTATTACAGGAAGGAAAGATAGACTTAAGTACACTGTCTTAAATACTCTTGACTTGCCATAGAAACGGTCCTTATTATATAGGGAGTAAGAACTCCTAACCTCTTCGCGAGACGGAAAAAGCTTCTTCAATTTATTAGTTTCTATAAATCACTATGTCAGCTAGAGGAACAAAGGTCGCAGAGGGCTTTTCTACAAAGCTCACGTTGGCTTCATATGATAAAGATATGTTGCCATATGTTACAAATTCCGATTATCAGGGTGAAATCAATGGTGTAGGCTCAAAGCTCAACATCATGGATTTTGATAAGATCACTGAAAAGACGTATGCCAACGCAGCGATGTCTGCAGATTCTCTCACAGAGAACAATGGGCAACTTATCATTAATCAATACAAATCCTTCTACTGGAAGGAAAAAACACTTGAGAATTGGCTCTCCTATATCAAAGATCCACATCCAACTATTGTTGCGCAGGTCGCAAATGAACGCAACAAGAATAAAGACACTTTTGTTTTAGGTCTTTATGGAGATGTTGGTGCAGGGAATAGAGTCGGAACTGATTATTCAACTGGAACAGTTTCAGTTGAAGATACAACCGGTGTTGTAACTGGTTCAGGGACCACATTCACTGCTGCGATGGTAGGAAAAGGATTCAAAGCAGATGGGCATACAACTTGGTATAGAGTGAAATCATATGCATCCGCAACATCAATCACGATTGAAGATGATTTGGATGATGTTGATTCTCAGTATACCGGTGGAGCTATTGCTGGAAGTTCAACGTATACTATTGAAGCTGCAACAGTGCTTAGTATCACGACAGCCAATCTTTTGGCTCAAGTCGGTCAGCTTAAACTGAAACTTGATAAAGCAGAAAAGAATGGTTTCAATTCGGTTCCGGATGAAGGAAGATTCTTGATCGTTCCTCCTGAATTTGAGGATATGGTCGTAAGAGCTTCCGGAGTCGCTCTCCATGTACCTGAAGTGTATTCGGAGCTTGTTAAGAAAGGATTTATCACGATGCTGCAAGGCTTCATGGTATTCCGATCAAACAGACTAACCGGAAACAACACTGATGGATACCATGTGATTGCAGGACATCCTTCATGGATGACCTATGCAGAAAAGGTCCTTGATGTAAGAATGGAAGAAGATCTCATTGGAGACTTCGGAGCTGCTTACAAAGACCTCTTTGTATACGGAGCAAAAGTTAAAGATGCTCGTAGACATGCTGCAGCCGAAGGTTTCTGGAAGTTTTAATTAGTAGTTAAACGTGAGTCCGGGGGGGAGTAATCCTCCCCGGAACACGCGGAGGGAACAAATTATGTCAACATTTGAACTCATATCACAGCTCTCAAAAGGCGATCAGGATGAAGTAGTTAGAATAATGGCAAAGACTGCTGCTACTAGAACGACAGCAGAAGTCGCATTCTTAGCTGCAAGACTACCCTATCAGACAAATGAAGTGGTTCGGTATGATTCAGATGGTCTTATCTTAGAAGCGGAAGGAAATACGGTCCCGGAAGGTTATGAGGGATTTAAACAGGGAGCTTTCTTCAGAGACTTGGATAAGGCAGGAATGAACATATATATCAATACAGGAAGTAGCACAACTGCAGTATGGTCTTTACTCGGAGGTCAGGTCATATCAGCTTCTCCTTCACTTTCAGCTTCAACATCAGCAAGCGCATCTCCTTCTGTTTCAACTTCAAAGTCTCCATCATTAAGTGCAAGTTCGTCAGCATCATTAAGTCCATCTGTGAGTGTATCGGCTTCGCCATCGGTGAGTGCAAGTGCATCAGTCTCACAATCACCAAGCGTATCGGTAAGCGCATCACCATCAACAACGCCATCAAGCTCAGTAAGTGCATCGCCAAGCTTATCAGCATCGTCAAGTTCTTCCGCTTCAGTGAGTGCATCAAGCTCAGTAAGTGCATCGCCAAGTGCAAGTCAGAGTCCTTCAAGCTCAGTAAGTGCATCGGAGTCTCCAAGCCCATCATACCCATTCGTCTAAATACGTTTGACAGGGAATATGAAACTCTTGTAGGATATATGTATAATGTCTATACAAGATTTAACTACAGTTATTATCCCTGCTAGAAATGAGATATATCTTCAGAAAACTATACAATCTCTTCTTGAAAACAGTATAGGACCTATTGAAATACTAGCGGTCCTTGATGGGTACTGGGAATCTTCAGACAATATAGTTGATGAGAAGCGCGTAAACTACCTCCACTTTACACAGTCAAAAGGAATGAGGGATGCAATAAACGATGCAGTGAATCTTGCAAAAGGTACATATATCCTTAAGACTGATGCACATTGTCTATTTGCTCCCGGTTATGATGTTGAACTTAAGAAACATTGTGGGGAACATACGGTTGTCGTTCCTCGCAGACATCGCCTTGATCCGGAAAGGTGGGAAATTATACGGGATGGGAGACCTCCTGTAGACTATGAGTATCTTGCTTTTCCGGACTCTTCTCGCGGTCTTTTTGGTGTCAGATGGGAAGAGAAGGCAATAGAGCGCAAGGATATCATGGTGGATGACCTTCTCTCCTCTCAGGGATCGTGTTGGATGATGAGAAAGTCTCATTATGAGTTCATGGATGGCTTAGAAGTAGACAAATTTGGCAGATTCTTCCTTGAGTTTCAAGAGATATCACTTAAGACTTGGCTCTCTGGAGGGACCGTACTTATAGATAAGAATACTTACTATGCACACTGGCATAAGACTGAAGGTCGTGGTTATAGTATGGGTAAGGATGAACGAAAGAAGGCAGTTGACTTCATCAATCTTTGGATCAGGGGATACAGATGGCATAAACAGACGAATGACTTTGAATGGCTTATTAACAAGTTTTCTCCTATGCCGGGATGGGAAGGTAAAAGAGTCTTATGGGAAACTTAACAGTACTTTATTACACAAGCAATTTCCTTGAGGATACGAATCCTTATTTCCTGAAGAACACGAAGGAATATCTTCTGAAGGCAATCGGAGATATCCCTATGGTAATAGTCTCTCAAAAACCTTGTTTATTCGGTCCAAATAGTACGAATGTATGTATCGG